ACAGTGGAGGAAGTACCAAATGAGTAAGAATAGATATACATCTGCAGAATTAGATGCAAGATTAAAATTTGCATTAGGAATTATGTTAGGAGTTATTCTCCTTTCAACAACATTGGGTATTTTATATGCCCTGATTTTTGTAACACAACCAGTAAATGCACAATCTGAAAATGATAAAATGTTCTTTAATGTACTTGGTAGTGTTGCTACATTTATTACTGGTACCCTCGCAGGTTTGCTAATTGGTAAAAGTGGTGCACAAGAAATAAAAGAAGCAATGGAAAACAATTCTCCAGTTGCAGAAGAAGTAGTACCAGTAACTGAGGCGGCAACAGAAGAAGTTTCTGCTGGTAAAGATAATTCACAAATGCCAGAAGAACAAGAGATTGATGAAGAATGGGATAAGGATTAATTATGGCAGAAATGGGAACAGCAGCAAAATTAATTGAAATTGCTAAAGAAGAATTAGGAACTATAGAAGGTCCAAAAGATAACGAGACAAAGTACGGCGCATTTACAAAGGCTAACTTCCAGCCATGGTGTGGATCTTTTGTAATGTGGTGTGCAGATAAAGCAGGAGTAAAAGTTCCAAATACAGTATATACGCCATCTGGTGCTGCAGCATTTAAGAAAGCAGGAAAATGGATTGATGCACAAATTGCAGATCCAGAGCCAGGAGATATTGCATATTTTGATTTTCCAGCAGACGGGGTAGATAGAATATCTCATGTTGGCATAGTTATTAAAGATAACGAAGATGGTACTGTTTGGTGCATTGAAGGAAATACTACTAATCGTAAGGGCGGAAGCCAACGAAATGGCGGAGAAGTGTGCAAACAACTTCGTGCATACAAGAAAAATAAAAAGGGTGTACAGATTTCTATTGTAGGTTTTGGTCGTCCTAAATTCAAAGGAGCAGGGGAAGCAAAGACTGCTAATCCTGTTAATGAAACAAAAACCTGTCCAACTTGTGGGCAGAGCATAAAATAACAGTATTTGACGTACAAAACCTTGTCTGATATACTATAAAGACAATAAAACTAAGGGGTTGCAATGACTTGCATAGTTGCTGTTAGGGATACAGCAGACAATAAAATCTGGATGGCTGGTGATCGTGGTATTTCAGATGATAATTCTATCAGTGTTGGATCAAGTCCAAAGATTTGGAAAAAAGAAGGGTATCTATTTGGATATGCTGGATCTATGGATGGAGATAGAATAAGACATTTATTTGTACCGCCACAGTTTGAAGGTCGTGGAAGTGTTGATAAGTTTATGTATAGTAGATTTCTTAAATCCCTTAGAAAATTTTATGAAGAGTGGTGGGTAGATACAACATCAACTGCTGATTTTGGCATGATAATTTGTGTTCGTGGCAAAATCTATGAGCATAGTTCTGGCGACATGTCATTAACGCAATACGAACAAGACTATTTAACAATGGGGTCTGGTGGAGACATTGCATTAGGATCACTTTATGCTACACAAAAAACAAAAGATACAAGAAAAAGGGCGGTGGCAGCAGTTCAGGCTGCTATTAATCACTCCCCATCTTGCAAAGGTCCCATTGACATTCTAAGCATTTAGGTATATACTAGATATATGAATCATGTTCATGAAGAGGACCTAACTCCAGAAGAGCAAGAGTTTGGTATTTGGTTAACAAATGGAATTGAGCGGGGATGGATAACAGAACCGTATTGCAATACTCATGATGGCGGTTATCAATACATGGGTGAGGAAGAGCAAGAAGAATGGGAAGCAGGAGGCGACCCATGTTGTCATGTCATCAGATTGATGATATCTTAAAAATAAGGGGTAAAAATGAAGTTAAAAAATAAAATTTTTGGAACAATTTTTGGTGTTATTGCATCATCATTTGTATTTATTTCTGTTCCAGTTACAGCAAATGCAGGAGAATGTTCTCCAGCAGATCCATGTCTTACATATGCAGTTTTAGACAATTCTGGAGTTGTGACTAACATTATTGTGTGTCAGCCATCATTTTGTGGTAGCGGAACACTTCCAGATGGCACTAGAGTTGTTCCACAAGTAGCAGCAAATTCAGAAGGACAAAATCAGGGTGGATTTTATAATCACGATAATGTTCCAGGAAAAGATGTTGTTTATTCAGAACCAACAAAAACATTTACAATAAATAATCAAGTTGTTGCTACTAAAGCAGAGGTTGTCACAAATACAGTAAATACTGAAACAAGTACTGTTTCTGTTTCTATATCTGAGGGAAATAAAAACAGTTTTTCTTACGATGACACAGTTGGTAAAAGTTTTGGTGAGATTGAACTTACTGAATTGCCACTTGAAAATAACGTTAGTGCAACTGTTAGTGCAAGCGAAGTAACTTCTATTTCTACAATAACAGAATCAACAACATTTGAAGAAAGAAAAACAGCGGAAGAAGTAGATCAAGCACTTTTACAAAGAAATCTTAATTTATTAAGATCAAAACTTGATAGACTTCTATATCTTTTAGATAATTGGCTAATTAAGTAAAAAGTTAGTGTTGCGGATATTGCATAGTGGTAGTGCGTAACCTTGCCAAGGTTAATGTGCGGGTCCGATTCCCGCTATCCGCTCCATGCCCTCATCGTCTAGTGGTTAGGACATCACCCTTTCACGGTGGCAACAGGGGTTCAATTCCCCTTGGGGGTACTAAATAAAAAATAATATAGTTTATGATATACTAATTTAAAGTATATAGGGGGAAAACAAAATTAATAAAATACTTGGAATTTCAGTAATGCACGATTCTTCTATTTGTATTTTTGAAAATGGAAAAATAATTAATTTTTTAAAAGAAGAGCGTTTTTCAAAAAATAAAAGAGATATGTATCCAGCAAAATCTGTTTTTGAAATAGACTTAAAAAATGAACCAGTTGACCTTGCATATTCAGCACCAAGCAGAGAAGATTCTGTAAGCAATATAGTCAGAACAATACTAAGAAAAAATTTTAAAATTAATAAGGTTTTTGACTATTCGGATGAACATCATTTAGTTCATGCAAATTTAGCATTTTATAATAGTGGTTTTAATGAAGCACTTGTTTTTGTTATTGATAGAAATGGCTCAATCTGGGGAGACTCTTTAAGAGAGTCTGAAAGCGTTTATCTTGCATCTTATCCAAACAACTTTAAAACATTGTGTAAAAATTTTTGGATATTTGATAATTATGGACATGAATTTGCTAACTTATTAAAAAATAATGATCCAGACTGTGATTTTAATGCTAAGTCAATGTTTGGAATTGTAAAAGTTTATGAAAGCGCAACTACTCTAATTAGGGAGCATGCTCTTGAAAATGGTAAAACAATGGGACTTTCTGCATATGGAAATAAAAATAAAAACTATCCTAAATTATTTGCCGATGGTTTTATTCCTTTAGACTATCATTTTGGTCATGAAGACTTTATGGGATTAAGATCTACCAACTATACAAAACTAAAGAATAAATCAACAAATAACATAAATATTCAAAATCATCAAGAATATTCAGACTATGCTTGGAATGTTCAAAAAGAAACTCAAGAAGCAGTTGCTTCAATGATTAATAAATATGTAGAAAAAACAGGTGTTAAAAATGTATGTATTACTGGTGGATACGGCTTAAATGTTGTTGCAAATCATTATTACATTACACAATTTCCAGAAATTAATTTTTTCTTTGAGCCATTGGCAGATGATAGTGGAAATAGCATTGGTGCAGCAATGAAGCATTATCGTGACACAACATTAGATTCTACCATTAATAAGTTAGAGCATACATTTTTTAATGGTAGAAATTATTTGCTTGATCATATTGACGGATCGGATGTTTCTATATCAGATGTTGCAAAATTAATTTCTAATGGCAAAAGTATTGCAGTTTATAACGGACTTGCAGAGGCTGGTCCAAGAGCACTTGGAAATAGGTCAATTCTTTTTGATTGCAGAGACAAAGATGCAAAAGAAAAAGTAAATAGAATTAAAAAAAGAGAATGGTATCGTCCGTTTGCTGCAATGGTATTACAAGAAGATTCTAATGAGTATTTTGAAATGGGTAGAATTAAAAAAAGTGAATTCATGACCATTTCTTTTCCAGTAAAAGATAATGCAATTAAAAAAATACCAGGGGTAGTACACATTGACAATACTTGTAGAATACAGACAGTTGACAACTCTAATCCAATAATCTTTAATTTGTTAAATGAATTTAAAAAAATAACAAATATGGGGATATTACTTAATACTAGTTTTAATCTTGCTGGAAAGCCATTGGTTGAAACACCAGAAGATGCCTTCTATACATTAAAAAATAGTGAACTAGATTATGTTTGGTTTCCAGAAATATCCAAACTTGTATCTAAAAAAGACGTTTAACCCACTAATCATAAAATTTATTTTTATGTGATATAATTATAGTGTACCTGCCAAATGGGGGTACACATACAAACTCGCTGAAAAGGAGAATAAAATGGTAAGTTCGTATACCCTGGATCTTTTCAAAGATCCTTTTTTTATTGGTTTCAATCGTGAATTGAACCGTTTTAATCATGTACACAATACTGCAACACGTCAATCTTATCCACCTTATGATTTAATTAAGGTAGATGAAGATACCTATAAGTTATCTGTAGCAGTTGCTGGCTTTACAAAAGAAGATGTAAAAGTAACTGTTGAAGATGGAACCCTTGTGGTTAAGGGAGAAATTACTACAGAAACTGAAGGAGAAGCGATTCATAAGGGTATTGCAACACGCAAGTTTACCCGCACATTTGCTCTTGGTGAATATATGGAAGTAACTGGGGCAGAGATAAAGGACGGAATGCTTCATATTGACATTGATCGCATTGTTCCAGAGGAGAAAAAGCCAAAGGAAATTGCTATTAGGGTTGCTAAAAAATAATATATTCACCTGAGCATGTGAAAAAACTGCTCACCTTTCTTTATTGACAAACATGCTCTTTATATGAGATAATTAAGTCATGAAACTAACCAATGAATATATTAAGTCAGAAATTATTAAGATAAATGAGTTGTTGTTATCAGGCTCTCTTCATGATATAGATGAGGCAAGTTATATATCAGCAAGGATAATTAAGGAATTAAGTTCTTCTTAACGTAAGTATAATAGATTGACAGACATAATTATTTGAGGTATACTTAATTCATGCCTAAATACGACTACAAGTGTAGCAAATGCTTTTCTCAAATTGAGTTTGAAAGAGGTTTTGGAGAAGACAGAGAGCCAGTTTGTTGTGGAGAATCCATGACAAGAGTCTGGAACTCTGCTCCCAGTGTAATGTTTAATGGTTCTGGATTTTATTCAACTGACAACAGAAAGCGGTAGTATAATGTTTACAATGATCAAAGATGAAGTTAAGCAAGAGTGGCAACTATCTCCACGTGATCGTTGTGATAGGTGCAATGCTGAGGCCTTAGTAAAAGTCACTGGCATTGTTGGAGACCTTCTATTTTGTGGTCATCACTACAATAAAATTATGGATAATCCAGACGGTTATAAAAGCATGATGTCTTTTATGATTAGTATTGTTGACGAACGAGATAAAATTGTTGAAAACAAATCAAAAGGAAAAGATTACTAATGTATGAATACTATGTAAAAAAGGTAGAAAACGTAGTAGACGGAGACACTATTGACGTTCTTATTGATTTAGGGTTTGATATTTTGTTTGCATCTCGTGTTAGACTTGCTGGTATTGATACTCCAGAATCTCGCACTAGAGATCTTGCTGAAAAAAAATTAGGTCTAGAGTCTAAAGAGTACATAAAAAAATTATTAAAAGATGCAAAATCTATTATTATAAAAACTGAAAAAATGAACTCAACTGAAAAGTTTGGCCGTATTCTTGGTTGGCTATATATTGATGGGGACACAGTGTCTATCAATGATCATATGATCAATGACGGCTATGCTTGGGGATACATGGGGGATGCCAAGGTAAAAGATTTTGATGCTTTAGTAAAGGCTAGAGAAAAGTCTAAAAAATGAAAACTGTATACTATTTTACTGCAGATTGGTGTTCTCCATGCAAGCGAACAAGACCAATAGTGGAGGAACTTAGACGTGAGCAAACAACTGCCATGTTTCAGATAATAGACGTTGATGATAATTCTACTCTGGCCAATACGTTTGCGATTAAATCTATTCCAACATTTATTTTATTTGAAGACGGCATAGAAAAAAATAGGGTTGTAGGGTCTCAAACAAAAGAACAGTTAGAGGAGTTCATAAATGGGTGAGGAAGAAAATAAAATGATTGAAAAACTTATTCTTGATGGTGGCCTAGAAGTTGCAGGCGTTGATTCTGAAGATGGTTCATTATTGTATTCTTTTACTCCCAAAATAAAAGAACTAATGCCAGAATTGTACAACGATCATCTAAACTCTGTAAATGCCGAGATGCTTTATCTGTGGGAAAAGGGGTATGTAGATATAGACTTTTTAGCCAAAGATCCAGTTGTTACTTTGGCCTCAAAATCATTTGATGAAGTAGAAATATCTAAGTTAAGTAAACGTCAAAAATGGTCTATTGAGGAACTTAAAAGGCTAACTCACAAACGCCCAAACAGTTAAACCCTGCTATAATAGTAAGATGCCATATCGTATAGGTGCTAAGGGTTCATACGGTTGTTCTGGTTACCCTGCTTTAAAGGTGGGTACCAATGAGGTGATGGGCTGTCATGAGACTCGTACACAGGCAGCAGCACAGATCTACGCTATAAATCAATCTGAGGGCAATATAGGCAAGAACATGCACACTCTTAAAGAGGGTGACTTTGTTATGGGCACTACAACAGAAGGTCTTGTTCATGGAATGATTGAACATATAATGACTGAGGGTGGAACTCTTGGAACTCCTGGATCTGAATATGCCCTTGTTTCTATGCCACCAGATAATCCTGCTATGTCTGTTAGAATTTATGAAGAAAAAGATAGTGGCTGGCAACCAACTGCGTATAGCATTGGCATGATGTATGCAGACGCACAAAAAATAGATATTAAGGAACACAGCATGGATGCAGAAGAAACAATGAAATCTTATCACTCAGAAAATGAGGATGAAGATAAGTGGGACAATATGACCAAGGCTTGCTGGGTAGGATATGAACAGCAAGGCATGAAGGAAAAAGATGGAAGAATGGTCCCTAATTGTGTTCCAGCAAGCAAGTCAAATGAAATTGATAAAGCAAAAAAGCCCAACTACGAAGAAATGATTGGCGAACGCCGTGGTGGTTCAACACCAGCAAATCCAAAATTATATGCAAGAGTTGTGCAAGCAGCAAAAGATAAGTTTGATGTTTACCCTTCTGCAGTTGCCAATTCCTGGGTAGTACAAGAGTACAAACGTCGTGGCGGAACATATAAATCAGATTCACAATCTACAACAAAAAATATTTGGGACGGATCTTTTGATCCAAAAGGATTAATAAAATAATGCCAAAAAGAAAAGCAACAGCATTTAATCCAACACAGATTAAAAATGGAAGAATCGTTCGTCTAAGAAAAGATGGCACGATTAAAGCGGACTTGGGTCCATACAAAGTAAAAAAGGTGGGAAGCAATGGCCAATAAAGAACAAGGTGGTAATGTTAATAAAAAGAAAGAGCCTAAGATGACTCTTAAAGAAAAGCGTATTGCAAAACAAGAAAAAAGGAATAAGAAAAATGGCTGATACATACACACCTAACGCTGGTATGAAGGCTGCTGCTAGACGTGCGTTAAAGTGGAAAGAAGACGGTAAGGCAACTGGTGCAGGAACTCCAGTAGGTTGGGGTAGAGCAACAGATATAGTTGCAGGTAGGGCAATGTCTTTAAGTACTGTTAAGCGTATGTTTTCTTTTTTTTCTCGTCACGAAGTAGATAAAAAGGGAAAAGGATTTTTTAGTGGTCCAGACTTTCCTTCTAATGGAAGAATTATGTGGGATGCATGGGGCGGAGATGCAGGTTTTTCTTGGAGCCGTGCAATTGTAGAAAGAGAAAAAAAACAAGTAGAAAAAGTTTGGCAGGGAACTGCCTTTGATTTAAGAAAGTAGGGGGTAATGAATAATTTAGAAAAAGATGAGTTAATTCAATTAGTAAACTTTTATAAACAGAAATTGTCTGATGCAGAACTAAATCTGCTAACACTACAGTTAGAGATTAACAAACTTAACTCTGTTGTTTTAGGTTTATCAAAAGAGCCAGCAAAAAAATCTAAATAAGGGTAAAATGGAATATTTATTAATTGTGGGCTTGACATTGCTGGCATCTTGGTCTATAATTAAAATATCAAACAAAAAACGAATGATGTTTTTAAAAAAACATAAATATAGACAAAGTCATATTTATGAAATAGTTAAAGACATTGCTCCAAGACAATTGTTTGATAAACCTAAAGTTATAACACAGTCTCAAAAACATATTCAAAAAAATATGTTAAAGGTAGTGATAACAGAGGGAAAAGCATATTTTATTTTGGATAATGTTTTTTATGTTGCTGATGCCATAGATGGCAGGGTAAATGAAGAAACAACAAAGCCATTAGATACTGAGAATATGCCAACAAAAGAGTTAGATAAGATGTTGTCAATACTTGATGACTTAAAACAAGGGGTGGGGCCAAATGATAGTGGCAGTGCAGGGAACGAAAGAGTTTAAAGAATATAACGTATTCCTACGTGCTATGGGTGTTGCTTTGTCTGAAATGAAAAATGAAGATAACGAATTTATTATTTATTCCGCTGGTCCATCAAAAATAAATAATTTTGTTTCAGAGTTTTCTAATTTGTCGGAACGTGGAATGAAGGCAAGAGGAAAAAAAATTAAATTCTATAATGTAGCACCTGCTTGGCTAAATGAAAATATGGATCAGATTAATTACTTTGCTTTCTTAAGCAGTCCAAAAGAATCAAAATCAAAGTTAGTTTTAACTGCAGAGGCAAAAAATATTGACGTCGGTCTTTTTAGATATTAGGAGAAAAAATGATAATTAAAAGTTTAAATACTATGGAAAAAATTGTAAACGAAAACAAAAATTTATTTTGGGATGGCTGGGATGTTGTTGATTTAAAAGAATCAGAAATAGCAAAAATTTCTCCAATAGGCATTAGAGTAAAAGATAAGTGGTATTTGCACAGAACTTATAAGCCTGATCGTAACGGTTGGCATATTCCAAATAAGTATATGGAGAAGTCTTGAAACAACATTTGTGGAAAGATCAGGCCGTATGTTTAGGAATGGACACAGATTTATTCTTTGAAAAATACGAAGACAATGTTAATGAAGTGTCTAAAAAAGTTGATTCACTTTGTAAACAGTGCCCAGTTAGAAAAATATGCTTTGCCAATGGGGTTTCTGGAAAAGAGTGGGGTGTTTGGGGTGGTATTTATTTAGAAGGTGGAGAAGTCTCAAGAGAATTTAATAAACACAAGAGCAAGCAAGACTGGGCAACCACCTGGCAATCATTGACAATGGAGTAATGTTAATATGAAAAAACAATATTATTTTTTATCAGGGTTTCCAAGATCTGGCAATACTGTTCTATCTAGTATTTTAAATCAAAACCCTGAAGTTTATTGTAGTCCGTTAAGTCCTGTGTCAGATTTTTTATGGAATTATGAACAAGTTTTGCAATTTTCTGAAAACGCTAAAAACAACTTTAATAGTGGAATAATGAATGTTGGCAAAAATATAATAAAAAATTATTATGAAAGTATAGATAAAAAAATAATAATTGACAGACAAAAGAGTTGGGCTACAACAACTAACCTAAACCTAATAAAAAAATATGTCAACGAAAATCCAAAAATTATATTCACTGTTCGCCCAATTATTGAAATTTTAACTTCTTTTATCAGTTTGCTTGATGAAGAATCCTACATAGATAAAGAAATGAAAAATTTTGGTTGGTGGTCTAAAGAATATCTAACCAAAAATGATAACAGATGTGAGTATTTAATGCGTCAAGGTGGACAAATTGATAAAATATTGTTTTCATTAAACGAAGTATTAAAATCAAATAATAAAGACAATTTCTACATAATGGAATATGATAGACTGATTGAGCATCCTCAAGAAACTATGAATGAAATTTACAATTTTTTAGGGATTATGGTTTATGAGCATGATTTTGACAATATAATAAAAATAAAAGAAAATATTGAGAGTGATCCAGAATTGCCCAAAAATCTACATATCGTTAGAAAAAAAATTAATAAAACAAGCAAAAAACCTGAGCAGGTTTTATCACAGTATATTATTAATAAATACTCAAATATAGGATGGAATAAAATATGATTATACAGATTATAGGCTTGCCTGGCTCTGGTAAAACAGAGTTGTCTAAGGCTCTTAAAGAACGCATTAATGCTATTCATCTTAATGCTGATGAAGTTAGAGCAACCATTAACTCGGACCTTAAATTTTCTATAGAGGATAGAATTGAGCATGCACGTAGGCTAGGAGAAATTGCTAGAGTTATTTCTAAACAAGACGTTGCTCCAGTAATTGTAGACTTTGTTTGTCCAACTGGCCTTACTCGTGCAGCATTTGGTAAGCCAGATATTTTAGTTTGGGTAGACCGAATTAAGCAGGGTAGATTTGAAGATACCAACAAGATGTGGGAAGACCCAACAGATTTTGATGCAAGAATTCCAGCAGACTACACAGTTGAACAAGAAGTAAACTATCTGATTAAAAAGTTTAATTTACATGATTGGGCTGCACCCACCACACTTATGCTTGGTCGTTACCAGCCATGGCACGAAGGGCACCATGCTCTCTATAAAGAAGCAGGGAAAAGAACTGATCAGGTATTATTGGGAGTTCGTAATACCTACAATACAAGCGAAAAGGATCCACTTAAGTTTGATCAGGTAAAGGAATATATTGCCAAAGATGAATTTATGGATGGGGCGCTGGTATTAAGATTGCCTAACATTACCAACATTGTGTATGGTCGTGATGTAGGATATAAGATTGAACAAGTAGATTTAGGTGCAGACATTCATTCTATTTCTGCTACTCAAAAGCGTAAGGAACTAGGAATTTGAACGTAACAAAACAAAGATCAGCACTAAAGGCTATTACCTGGCGTATAATTGGAACAGCAGACACCTTTGCTATATCGTGGGCTATAACTAAAGAGCCAGTAACAGCAGGTGCAATTGCAAGTTTTGAGGTATTTACAAAAACAATTCTTTATTATTTTCATGAGCGTGGATGGAATAAGGTTAGGTGGGGAAGAAAATAATGTATACAGATTATATGCGTAAGGTTGTTCATTCTATTCCTGCACCCAAAAATTTTGGAATACAAATTATTGACAATGACCACTTTCTTACGGTAAAATTAGATGAGAAAAAGTTTTTACATATGGTGCATGATGAAAAAATGTTAGCACTACAGTATGTTGTAAAAATTAAAAAGGCTCTGGAAGATTGTGGAGCAATTGTTCTAGTAACAAGAGAGGCAATTAAATGATTAATCAACTATTTAAACTTGTTGTTTGTAAAATTAAAACTCATACCTTGGTTGCTGCTGGAGCATGTCCCTTTACTGGAAAAAGTTATAATGCATGTACAAGATGTGGAGCAACAATAGCAATATGAAAAAAACCAAAATATTAGTATTAATAGTATTATCTTTCTTAACTGCTATATCTCTTTGGGCAGCCTCTAACTTTAAAAAAATATCTGATTTAGATATTTTTGATATAGAAGAAGATTAATGCAAACGTTTTTACCATTTCAAAATTATAAAGAGTCTGCAGAGTCTTTAGATAATAAACGTTTAAATAAACAAATACTTGAGGCCTACCAAATACTTAAGATCTTGTCTGGTCAGTCACCTTCAGGTGCCTGGAGAAATCATCCAGCAGTATTGATGTGGAAAAATGCAGAGTATTCATTGAGGACATATGCTAAAACCATGATCTTAGAGGCTAAGGTAAGGGGTATAAAGACAGACAAGAATGAAGCCAATATAGACGCCCTAGAGGCCCTCTGTAGCCCTATATGGGGCACCGATAAGCCTTTCTGGGCTAACTCAAATGGTCCACATCTAAATAGGATTAATATTACTCATAGGGCTAACCTTTATCGTAAAGATCCAGATTACTATGCTGAATTTTATGTTGATACAAAAAATAAAAATAATAAGCCTTGCTGCGATAAGTGCTTATACTATTGGGTAACTCATGTTGTAAGGAATAGAGTACAATAGTTAGTATGGAGATAATGCTTATTATATTTTTTGCCACCCTGTCATTTTCTTTTGGCATAGCCTATTGGTCTACCCTTGACAAATTAAAAAAATCTAATTTTTTAATGGCTGAACTTTTTATAAAGAATAAAGCGCTTGAAGATTTAACCTTTCAGGTAAAAAATAGTGCAGGTATTTCCGACGATGAAATACACAAGGAAAATTTTATTAAATTCCTTTCTGATTCAAGAGATTGGGCTTTTGAGTATATTGAGCAATCTCAAAAAACCATTAAAGAGGTTTCAGACGAGTTAAAAATAAAAGGTTTGGACGACTATTCTGAAAAACTTTTAGCGCTTCTACCAGAGATGGGTAAAAAATAGAATGAATAAAAATCAAGTTACGTTCATACCAACAGATAAACAGGCAGAACTTTTAGTTCCATCTCCAAAGCCTTCAAATAATTATATTCCTCAATGGTTTAAAGACATGCCAAGTCATCTCCCAACTATTGATAATACAAGAATAGATAAAACGGCAAAACGTTGCATGCCATTCGTTGATACGTTTACTTCAGGCTATATTCAAGAACTTCCTTGTGATGTTCAAATATTGCATAAAGGAGTAAATGAAGAAACTGGCGAAGATATAATTGATTATAACTGGGCTGGAGAAGTTAGACCACTTTCTACAAGAGCGGAAGACTTTGGATCTAAAAATGTTTTTAAGGGGTTTTCTGGTTACTATAATGCAGAGTTTCATTGGAATAGTTTTTGGGAGCCAAAAACACCAGCGGGATACAGTACACTTTATTATCATCCATCAAATAGACCAGACCTTCCCTTCTTCACCCTTAGTGGAATAATTGATACTGATAGGTGGAGTATTCATGGCCCAGTGCCCTTTTTAATTAAAAAAGGATTCACTGGAATAATTCCTGCTGGTACACCAATTTATCAAATGATTTTCATTAAAAGGGATTCTTGGTTTTCAAGTGCTGCCACTTATGATGAAGACCTACAGCGTAAAATTCGTTACGGTGTTAGAAAATTTTTTATAAGCGCATATAAGAAACAACATTGGCAAAGAAAAGAGTACTCATGAAAGAAATCTTTTTATCGGTAATAACAGGCTTTGGATGTGGCGTTGTATTTGCTGCATTCAAATTACCAGTTCCAGCACCACCAGTTTTTGCGGGAGTCGCAGGAATTATTGGTTTATGGATTGGTTTTACAACAATAACAAAAGTTATATCCTAGGAGGAATAATGAATAACCTAATAAACGAAAAAAATAAGGCAATGTTGGCATCATACGGACGATCTGTTCTTGGTGCAGTCTTTGCACTTTATATGGCTGGCGTAACAGATCCAAAAGATCTATGGGCTGCATTAGTTGCTGCACTAGCACCAGTTGCATTAAGAGCACTTAATCCTAACGATAAGGCGTTTGGCATACTGCCAGACACTGGTGCCGTTTCGGATGCACTTAGCAAGATTGTCCCTGCTAAAAAGTCTCCAGCAAAAAAGGCTGCTAAGAAAAAGTAGTTTGTTTTTAATAAAGGGGGCAAACCTAAAAACTTGCCCTCTTTATTTTTTATAATAGAGGAATTATGGATTTTGTATATATATGTAAAGAGGGCGTTAACGAAGAGTTAAAGTATTCTATTAGATCTGTTGTTGAAAGTTTTCCAGAATCAAACATATGGGTTGTTGGCGGTAAGCCTGATTGGTATACAGGAAATTATATTCAAGTAAATCAAGTGCACATAAAATATAAAAATGCCGTAGAAAATTTAAAAATGGCTTGTTCTTCGCCACAGATATCAGATAAGTTTATTTTAATGAACGACGACTTTTATATTATTAAAAAAATAGACAATATAGATACCTTTCATGGAGGGTACCTATTGAATAAAATAAACCTATATCAAAAATTAAACGGCAATTCCAACTATACTAGAAAACTAAATGCTACATACAAAAAACTAAGGGGCATGGGAATTGATGATCCATTAGACTATGAATTACATGTACCAATGATTATGGAAAAAGAAAAGTTGCAACAGGTATTGGATAGCAATGGTCAGTTTTTGTGGAGATCCATGTATGGAAATATATTTGACGTAGGTGGATCAGAGATGCAAGATGTTAAGGTTTACACCAGGGGTCCGCTAGTCTTTAAGTCTTATAATTTAAATATAGACGATCACACCTATTTGTCTAGTTCGGACAGTTCTTTTGATATCATTTGGAACAAGATACTTAAGGTTAAATTTAAACAAAAAACTAAATTTGAGAGATAAGTTCTAGGTATTTGTTTTTTAAAACAACTGGAGAAAAATTGTTAATACCAATATTGTATGCCTTATCTTTATGTGGTGTTTTATCTTTAATGTTAATATAATGATCAATTGTTTTTGCTAAATCTTCTAGATTTGCTTCAAACAATTCAAGTCTAACCTTGGTTCTAATTGTTCCTATTGAATCGCTTTTAATTAACCATTCTGAAGGCAAGATAAAGTTATTGGGTGATACATTTGTCATAAAAACTGGTAGGGCACTCAGCAAGGCTTCATTCATTGGCAAACACAATCCAGCATAGCGTCTTGGCAATACCATAGCATCAAACCCATCATACATGTCTTCTCTACTTTCTGTATTGCCAATTTCAATCCTAAGCCTTGAATCTTTAATGTTTGTTTCTATTTCGCTTTGGCTTCTAATTACTAGTTCATAATCTGCTTTAGAATACTTAAGCATATCAATTACAGTTTGAGTGCCGTTTCTATCTTTTGCTGCTTTTTTACCAGCAATATGCAATATTCTATTATGTGATTTAGATAGATTATTCTCTTTTACCTTATTAAATAATTCCTCATTTGTCGGTGGTGGAAGGTGAATAACTTTTGTTTTATTGCCAAACATTTTTTTAACATGTTCAATTTGCCACAGACTTGGAGATAACAATACAGTTGGTAGTGGTTGATTAGGGTTTGACAAATGGCCAAATAGTTCGTAATTGTATTGAAGTATAGTTTTTACATTTCTTTTATTTGCAAACCTTATAAAATTTTGATCATAAAATGTTTCACAACTCAATACAACATCTACATCATTTAAAAATATTTTAACCTGTTGAACAGAAGGGAATCCGTTGCTTCTAATACAACTATATTTTTCATACCATTCTGGATGTTGTTTGTTTTTATTAAAAGGAGTGGAGTCAATTAAAAGAATCTTATCAGGATTAAGCATATTAACTAATTCCTTAGTTTGATTACCAAGACCAGTGTTATCTGATCTTGCTATGATTCCTAGCCTCACTCTTTATACCCCCAAATTTCATCATCTGAGGTAAATTTTTTGGTACCCTGACGACCATCTAAATGATAAGATCTTTTAATATTACCTTCGGGATGGTAGATCCAAAGTTTGTGTATCTCCCAGCCCTCTTGATTAAATTTTTCATCAGGCATGGAATCATCCTGAACTTTGCCATGAAATCTATCTTCAATAAAAGTTTTTTCATTAGAAAAAGGCAAAATAACATCTTTATAGTATTTTACAGTGCTTAGATGGGGTCGTTGACTCCATTGTGTAGTCTTCATAAAGCCATCCTCCAAGCCAAACATCAAGTGTTTATGTGGTTCTGGAATCTGTGCCTCAAAATGAAAACGAATTGTATTTGCTTTGTTATACTCAAGCATATCTAAACACTTTTGCCAATCAATACTAACATCTGGGGTTAATGGAGCATCTCCTTCAACATAAAGAATAGCAGAAGTTTGAACTTCCTTAATAGTTTTACGCATCATTGTAGTTTGATGACAATGTTCTTCAAAAATAAAAGGCAATATGTTTTTATATTCATGCAAACATTTCCAAAGTATGCGATTTTTATATTCATCGTAATCCTTTTTACGGTTTTGTTGTTCTTCTCTGAGTCCATCTATTTGCATAATTATTTCATTATCAGGAAAATGAACACGAACATCATTAATTGTTTGCTCTATCATTTCTGTGCTTGGATGGTCTGGTATAACGGATGTTGCTAAAATTATTGTTATATCTCTTTTATGCATTTAATTGGCTCATAATCTTAATACCTAAATCTCTTTTATATTTAATCCACCAAGTAACAACCTTATGCATATTTTGCGGGTATTGATTTAATAATTCAGGAGTCAACTTATGTAACTCAAACCAGTTAGAAACATAAGCAACAGGTATGTCATATCCAAATAAATAGTTATAAAAATCTAGGTTTTTACCATTTGAATCTATCCTGTCAGCAATAGGAAGGCATAACATTTCTATGGCTTCAAAGAACCTAAAGGAATCAATCACAATAGCCCCAGAGGGTGCAGGAGCGATCTTAGCGCTGGCTAGGGTGCGGTAGTAGTCTACAGGCTTATCTCCCTGTGCAAAGCCTGCTGTGGGCTTAAAGAGGGCATTTGTCATAGTCTGTATGGCTTTAGCCAACTGTTGTCGTCTAGGATGAGTTATCTGCCCACCAAAATATAAATCATTATCCTTAGAAGGATATTCAGGAACAAACTTCTTTAGATGCTGAGGAACACCAATAGGAAGTTTGTTATAATCTTTGTGTTTTTCGTGAGGGTATTGAATCCATATCTCAGCATTAGGATGATTAATCTTATCTATATCAAACTTACCTTCTTCATCCCCCGTAATAAAGAGGACAAGTCTTGAAAGGTTTTGTATTTGAGCATTAACATCTTCTTCGTGACCAAGGTTTTGAGGTCCAGGAACTACAACAAAGCCACGATCAGATTTAGGGATAGATGTTACCTTAACTTGATTCACTTCATACTTATCAAATATTTCTTTTAATAGACCATAGTCCCACTTATCAGCAGCACAGTCTTCTTGATTAAAAGAATATAGATAACACTTAGATTGATTCATAGAATAAATGAACCTCATGCTGGTAATCAATTAGTGTTTCTTTGTATCCTATACCCTTAATAAATTGTCTTAAATCATATAAGTATTCTTTCCAATACATCATCATAAATTCTGGATGACCAGATAACCAGATCTTTGGTCTAAACTCCCTCATAACTTTTTCTGCACCACTAAGTACACGCCATTCACTTCCTTCAACATCAAGTGAAATTGCTGTAGGTGGCTTTAATCCTTTTTCATAAACAAGAGTATCAATCTTTGTTTGACCATACTTGTCTGCTTCATATTGCAATTCTTTAAATCCATGCGCCGCCTCAATTGGTGCGTCAGCCTCTGGTGGAAACTCATTATAATAAATACGTGCAAGTTTGTTGTCTTTATCAGATGCAAAACCAGGAATAGATGC